CGTTTGTGTCAGCGATCTACACATGATACGATTTACCCAATTCTCCCCTGCAAGGAACCATTATGGCAACTAGTCCACAAGGCATCATGGCGCTCCCACAAGAAGCCCAACAAGCCGCTCCCCAACTTAGTATTGATGATTCCTATGACGCGGTCCGTGGGGGCTTGAGCGATGCCAGCCCTGAAGCATCGGCACAAGTACAAGAGTCCCTTAATCAACTTCTCCCTGCTTTAGATCAGATTAGTGATGAGGACTTGGATACGCTTATTCAAATTGTGCAGTACATGCATGACCACGAAGAAGAGTATGCCAGTGCTGTATCCCAATTAGTGCAGGCAGGCATCGTACAAGACGGCACGTTCCCTCCTGAATACGACCCTGAATTCATCGCTACTTTAGGTATGGTCTTGTTGGAGGCCAAACGCCAGCGCTCACAAGCCGCTCCTGAGCAGGCAATGCCTGAGCCTCCTATGCAGTTGGCTGCCGGTGGTATTGCAGAAGCCGCACGCATGCTGGCAGGGCAAGGCCGTGGTGGTGACACCATGTTGGCACACATCAACAAAGATGAAGCCAAATTACTCAAAAGATACGGCGGTTCTGGGACCATCAACCCAAAGACAGGATTACGTGAGTTCTGGAGTCTTTCTGGAGCCATCAGTGACCTAGGAAAATCTGCTTCAAGTTTTGTCAACAACCCTTTGGGAACAATTAAAAAGGGTGTTCAGACCATAACGGCTAGTCCAGTTGGCAGAATCTTGGCCACTGCGGCGCTTGCCGCGTTCCTCGGCCCAGCAGCAATGTCCGTTTATGGTGTTGCAGGCGCGGGGCTAGGCACTGCTGCTTCTATTGGTCTTGCCTCTGGTGCGATTACCGCTTTAGGGGGAGGTAGTCTTAAGGACGTTCTCCGTAGCGGCGCACAAGGCTACTTTATTGGCGCGGTTACAGGTGCTGCGGGCAGTGCAATCGGTTCTGCTACTGGTGTTACTAATGCAGCAGCACAAGCCGCTATGGGGGCCGGTGCAGCGGGAACTGCCGTAGGGGTGTTATCAGGCAAAGGCCTGAAAGCGTCTCTTACCGAAGGTCTTAAATCCGCAGCGATTGCTGGACTGACTACTGGGGCAGCTAAAGGATTTGGTGCTCAGAATCCTGCTACTCCCGGACAAACGCCTGCTGGGCAGGCTCCCGGACCTTTGACCACGGAGCAAGTCAATCAACAGATCAGTGAAATGGCTAAGGGCCAGACAGGTAACGTCAGTGGTCAGTACAACCCCGCTACTGGTAAGTTTGAAGTCCCTGTTTCTGATGCTGTGGGCAAACCCCCTATGGCTGGGGGACCGGTTACTGCTGCAGGTGGAACTACAGCCCAAAACCAAATTGATTTGAATAACCGAGTTGCAGCCATACAGGCTCCCGCAGGCGCACCGCCTTTAAATATTGGTGATGTTGAGGCACAACCCGGTGGCTTTTATGGCCCTCCCCCTACACCTGCCCAAACAAGTATGTTTGATCCTGTAAAAGAGTTTTATAAGAATGAGGTTTCTCCTGCTGGTATCAAAGCTCAAGGGGCAATAACTGCCAACCAAGCAGGTATGGATGCAGTTAGCAAACTGCCTGCTGGCACTCCAGAGGGCGTGAAGACCGCCGTCTATCAAAATGCCTACAACGCTGCCATGCCCGGCACCATCAGCACCTACGGTCCTATGGTCGGCGCAGGCCTTGGCATCACTGCTCTTGCCGGTGGGTTTAAGCCAAAGACTGTGGCTCCTTCTGGCAAGGTCGACATGAGCGGCAAGGCTACGCAAGACATCATCAACGCTAACCCAAGTCGTTACATCACACAGGGATTACCCGGTGTGTCATACGACGCAAGTGGAAACATCACTGGTTCTAATGCAGGATGGACACCAAGAAGTGGGTATGGGACTACGGAAGTATCCAGCGGCTACATGCCCTACTCGCCTTCTCAGTACCAGCCTTATAATTTCATGCCGCGTTATGCAGCAGATGGTGGCTACATGCAATCGTCTCCTGCGTTTCCCGGCACGCCTTTGACTAGCTCCCGTATGCCAATGCCCATGGGCCAACAGCCTGCAGGCATATTGCCAATGAATACATCGGGGCTACCAATGAACATGTCTAACGCTCCAATGAATTTACCCGTGGCAGGGTATGCAATGGGTGGCGCACCTGCTATGGGTATTGCTTCTTTGGACACGGGAGGTTATCCTAGGCGTACTGGTCAAATTAGCGGTCCGGGGACCGAGACCTCTGATTCCATCCCTGCCATGCTTTCCGATGGGGAATTTGTCATGACTGCCAAGGCTGTGAAAGCGCTTGGCAAAGGCAACCGTCGAGCAGGAGCGAAGAAAATGTACGCTCTTATGCATCATCTTGAGAAAAACGCAGCACGGGGATAAATATGGCAACCACAGGCGCAACCGCTAGTAATATTACCGAACAGTTTGTCCGCGAAGCGCCGGACATCGAAGCCTATAAATTAGGCTTAATGCAATCAGCGCAGGCGCTCAAACCGCCTTCGCTTCCCGATTACCAAGTTGCTGGCATGGCACCGCAACAGCAGGCCGCTATACAGCAGGGCCAAGCGGGTATTGGGGCATATATTCCCTACATGCAAGGTGCTGGCCAGACTTTGAACCAAGGTATTGGAACGCTTGAAGGTGCTGTAGGCCGCACACAGAACATAGCCCAGCCTATTGGTCAACAGCAGATTCAGCAGTACATGAATCCGTTTACCAACTTGGCACTGAGCCAGCAGTTGGATGAGATGAATCGCCAAGCACAGATGCAGCAACAGGGCTTAAATGCCCAAGCGGTTCGTGCTGGTGCTTTTGGTGGTTCGCGTGAAGGTATACAACGTGCTGAACTAGGTCGCAATCTTGCCCAGACCCAGAACCAAGCAATCGCACAAGCGATGCAACAAAACTACGGCCAAGCACTGACTACCGCTCAACAGCAACAACAAATGGGATTGGCTGCTGCCGGTCAGTTGGCGGGCATGGGCGCACAGTACGGCAACATGGGTACACAGCAAGCCGCGTTGGGCCAAACTCAACAACAGTTGGGCCAAAACGACGTCAACTTCCTGTACAACCTTGGCGCTCAACAGCAAAAGCAACAGCAAGCAGTACTCGATGCACAGCGCGCAACATCGATGCAAAACGCTATGCAGCCCTATCAGCAGTTGGCGTTTCAATCAGATATTTACAAAGGTGCGCCCTCTACACAGATGGCCATTACCCAGCAGCAAGCCGCTGCCCCAAGTCCATTCCAGCAGATTGCTGGTGTGGGTACGGGTATTTTGGGATTGGCAGGCGCTGCAAATGCCATGGGCAAAACAGGTCTATTTTAAGGAAGCATGATGCAAGACGAAGCTCTCAAACGTGCCATGTTCACTAAGCCTATGATGAAGGCTACCCGCAACTCTGGCATCATGGCTGGATTCGAAGACAACATGGAAGATATGCAACCAGAGGAGCCAGAAGAGCAGATGTCTCCTATGGCCCGCACGCCTCAAAATCCAGAGATTTTGATGAATACTTTGCGGGGCGACATGCGCTCAGTTGACGCACGTGTACAAGAGCTTGCACAAATGGTCGGGGACCAAGCAGCACAGGAAACGCCTCCAGAAGTATTGGCGTTGCTACAGGCACAACTGGCCGCTCCACAGCCTCCACAAGGAGGAATTGGTGCGTTGCCGCAAGCGGCTGCAATTCCTGCTCCCGGCGCTGGAATGCCACCCGCCCCACCTCAAGGAGCTGGGCCGCAGGCACCAGTGGGTGCTCCCCCTTTTCCGCAGGGGGCATCAGCCCCCCAACAATATAGCCACGGCGGTGCAGTAGAGCCACCAACCCCAGATGGCATGCCTCCGATGCATGCTTTCTTGGGTTCTATCGTCACCCCCATGGCGCGCTATGCGCAGATGGGCGCTGATAAAGCCGCGATGCTTGGTCAAGAAGCCAACATTGTTGGTGGACGGCTCATGTCTCAGGGTTTTCCCCAACAGTTCCCTGCCATCATAGAAAACATGCGCGGCCCCGGTGGTCGTTTTATTGCTGAACAAAGCCTCAAATATCCAACCTTGACCCAGCATTTGGGCAATATTGGAGCCCGTGTGGCAGAGGAGTACCCTCGCGTGGCGGGGGCATTTAATACTGTGACCCAGCCTGTAGTGGCAAGCGCTGGAGCAATTGGTGCATCTATTCCTATTCTTAATAGCTTGGCACCTTCTGCTCGTTTGTCCCCAGAGGAAGAAGCAAAACGCCTAGCTATACGCGAACAGATTCCCGGCCAACGGATCAGGGGCACCCCAGAGGAAGAGACTAATCGCCAAGCCTTGATTGATCAGGGGTTGATGACGCCTGATGGAAGACCTATACCCGTCGTTAATATGGATGAGCCTCCTCCTGTTCCATCTGGTGCGAAGAAACCTGCGGTCCCTGTTGCTTCTGCAGCAGCGGCTGAAGAAAAGACTACAGACCAATTCATCAAGGACCAAGGTAAGACCGGAGCTGGTGCTGCCCTGACAAGCCTAATACCTGCCTCCTCTGCCAAGGGGGATGTGGAAAGCATTCGCGAGAAGTACAAGGAATACGGCCCCCTATTCAAAGAGATTTTGGGGGACAACAACGATGACATGCGCGCAAACGCTATGCTGTTGTTGGCTGATGCTGGATTTAAATATGCCAGCGCCCGTCCTACTGCAGGCTCAACCCCTGTGACTATTTTTGCAGAAGCGGTTGCCGACTTACCAAGAGGCGTTGCATCTCTTGTCGCACAGGCAAGAGACCGCAAAGTCAAAATCGATACTGCTGCTTTGTCTCAAGCCATTACAGATGTTTCGACAGAGAAGAAGGCTCTTGCCACACTCAAGTCAGACATCATCAAAGGCGACTACAGTCTTCTACGGGAGCAAGCCAAACAAGGTGGTGGAACGCTCGAGGACGGTGGCGCAGGATTGGTTATTGCCAAGAGTCCAAAAGGCAGTTTCATGGGGGTCTCTATTGATCCAAAGAACCCAACTGTGCAGTCTGCTGTCTCAAGCCGTTGGACACTGAGCGATGCAAATCCGTTTGTCGAGTTCCGTGGCCAAGCTCCTACAACTGTGGAAACAGATAAGCAAGAAAGAACCAAGCTCACCGGAACATTGCGTTCTTTGGACAACAGTCTGTCTACGCTTGAAGGACTCAAGGGCGAATATGCAAATGCATATGGCCCCGGAGCATGGTTCTCGGACAAGGTCAACAACTTGCTTGTTCCTGTTTTGCCTTCTGCTGTTGTGCGTCCGGATGTCAACTTAGTGGATACAAAAACTCGTATCAATACAGGCCTGAACTCCATCATCAAGAACATCGCTTCTGCTAATGACAGTGGCCGTGTTGCGGTGCAGGAGCAAGAATGGGCTAAGAAAACAGCCGCAGATATTGAGAACCCAACAGCGTTCTTTCAAGACAAAGAATTGGCTGCCAAGCAGTTCAACAGTATGGAGACCATGTTGCGTAATGCACGTCAACAAGTCCTCACCCAGTTGGGCTATGAAGGCGACGACTATGTCATGCGCACGCCCAATACAGGAACGAAGAGTGATCCCTTTATCATTCCTACTGATCCAAAAGCCCAGTCTCAAATGTTCAACTTCCTTGGCGGTACGATTGGCCGAATACAGAACCCATCAGCAACGGTATACCTGAAATGGCCTAATAATCCACCGCAAGCGTTCAATCCCGGACAATTGAAAGAACTGGTGAAATGACAACTCTTACCAATGCCAACGGAGACGTAGTTGATCTAACTACTGGCGAGATAGTAGGACGTGCGCAAGGCGCGCCTACTGCTGTTGCAGACCCCCGCAAGAACACCGGAGCTCCGGATCAGATTGTTTCAAACCCGTTGATGGGCTTGTTGCAAAACACAACTTGGGGTTTTAACTCTGCTTTGTTTGCATTACCAGACGCACTTGTTACACAAATTGGCAAGCAAATCTTTCGTCAAAAGCCAGAAGAAACTGTCACGCTCACTAAGCTCTTTAACTCTGGCGAAGTTGCTCCACGCAACGTGGAAGAGCGCTATGCACGTGCTGCTGGTGAAGGACTAGGGGGCACACTTCCCTTTACTGGAGTCTTGGCTGCTGCTGCCCGTGCTCGTCCCATGGTCATGGCTGCTCAACCCAGCGCAGGGATTATTAAAGGCATCGCAAATGATGCCATTCAGATGGTGCAGAAAGCACCGATGAAAGCCGCCGCATTAGATATGGCTTTTGGTGTTGGATACGAAGGCCTTAAACAAGCGGTTGAAGAAAACGTAAGCGATCAAAATCAATACAAACCACTGCTCAAGGAACTCCTGCCTGCAGCTACTTTTGTAGGGTTGCCTTTGGCTGCAGCCACATTGAGTCCAGCTGCCTTGGCTGTACGCGGTGGAAAAGAACTACAAAACAAACTTGTCAACAATCTTGGTGAGGTTGGACAAGAAGTCTTGGCCCAAGAAACAGGATTGTTTAAGCTCCCCGGCATCCGAATTGTTCCGTCTATTTTGATTGGGCGCGCAGAGAAAAAACTCAGCAGCGTATTTGCAGACATTCAGAAGAACCCAGAGGCACTGAAGGCTTTGGATGAACTCAACACTATTTTGGCTAATCCAGAGGTTGAGAAACTTGGATTCCAGTTTGGTGTTGCGGAACGCTACATGGACCCTGCGTTGTTACAGAAGCAAGCAGAAACGCTTCAAGGCATGTCCCCCAAGGACCTCGCGCCTTTCCGCAAACAGTATGCTGAAAACCAAGCCAAACTGGAACAACTGTTCTCTACGTTTTCTCCTGATTCCCGTAAGACCGTGGAAGATGCCTTCCGTGCCGCGCAACAGCAACGCCAAGCATTCTTCGATGATTTACTGTCTCAGCGCCAGAATCTGACAGATTCGGAAAAAGCCTTCTTGTCTCAGCGCCTTGGCCCTCAAAACCCTGATCAGATTAACGATGAACTGCGTGGTGTCTTGATGTCCGGCATGGAGATGGACGCCAACATGCGTCAAAACATCTTGCAACGCATGGGCCTCAAACAAGCCACTGCCCCTGATGGCACACCAATGCCTACCCGTGAAGGGGGCAAATCTTTGTTTCCCTCAAGGGACATGGAAGCTGCAGCCACTGCACTGATTGCCAAATACACGCCTGAGCGCCCCTCTATGCGCGTGACAGTGCCTGAGCCAGTGCAACTACTTGAGAGGTTTATTAAAACCCAGCAAGCCGCACGCGACAAAATGGAACAAGCAATGACACAGCAATTGCTTTCCCATCAAATGGATGAGCAGTTGGCCGAGTCCAAAGTATTCCAAAGCATTCAGCTTGCTGATAAACAGGGGCTGACTGGCAGTGGGGTAGGCGAAAAGCAATTACGCAAGACCGCTGATTTGTTTATTAAACGTGCCCGCGATCCAAACTCCTTGACTAAGGCAGAGAAGAAAGTTATTCAAGACGAATTGAGTTTTGGTAAAGAACTTCCTGACGGCACGATTGAGATGAATTTGGGGCGAGGTGACATCCTGCGCTTCAATCCCAAGCAGATTGTGGACGACGCTGCTCGTATTGCTCAAGCCAACACAGGCATCGATATCAATGTCCCTGAGGCCTTGGACTACCTAAACTCTGCCCAGCGCTTCCGGAACGACTCCCTTGGCCGCTACAACGCCGTCATGATGAAAGGCCGCACCCGTTTGACCGATGCTCAACGCATCATTGATACAGGCAACTCTGTGTTCAAGGACGTTGAGAAATTGATCATGGACCACGTGCCAAAGATCAAGCAAGAGTATCAAGGCATGAAAATGATCCTTGATGACTACAAGGCTGGATACGAGCAGAGCCTGCCCTTGCTGATGACACAAAAGACCCGTGGCGGTCAAGAATACTATTTGCCCAACGAAGACCTGATGGCCACAGCATTTAAGAATGCTGATCGCTTAAAGCAACTCCAGATCACTATCGGCAACAACACACAGGGCAAAGAACTGTTGGAAAAAGGCGCAGTGGATTGGATTCGCAGCAAACCTATTTTCACCAATGATGGCTTGATTGACGCGACCAAACTGCGCCGTGTCATGGACCAGAACAAGAACATCATGGAGGCCCTGCCTGCCAGCGTTCGCTTGAAGATTGAGGACGAAGCCAAGTTTGCAGACGATATTGCTAGACGCATGGCAGAGCTCGACCAGCGTCGTATCCAAGCCAAGGATGCAGAGCTCGACAACCTCCTGACTAAGTCTGCACGTGCAGATGCAAGCCCCAAACAGACATTGGAGAAGGCGATCAAGGACCCTGCCACTATGCGCAGTCTGGTCAATGAGATGAGTAAGGACCCAGAGAATCTGGCCGCCTTGCGTCGTTCTGTCTACGACTTGGCTACCGAAGGGGCTGCTAAAGGTGGGGCGTTGGAAACCTTCTTGCGCAACAACGAGAAGTCCATGAAGGTCTTGTATGGTGGCACAGGCCATTATGACAATCTACTTCAGTTGGCCAATATGCAACGACGCGTCAACGCGTTTGCTGATGTCACTGGACAAGTTCCTGCCTTTGATACGTTAGACCAGCAACTGCAAAGTTTGTTTGGTGTCAGCATTCCTTACTTGACCACCAGTATCCGTAACGTGGCCATGCGCAATGTCTCCAAGGAAACCATGATGGTGACCTTGGGTACCCGTTTGCTCAATGCCAAGGAAGCCAAAGTGTTTGAGCGCATGTTCACCAAAGCCTTGGAAGACCCCAAGTTTGCACAGAAGATGACTAGTTTGAACACCCCTGCTGCAGCGGCGGCCGTGGCTAAGGAGATGCAGAACTTTGGTATGTCTCCTAGGCGTTTGGCTGAAGTATTGACAGGACCCGCGGCATCCCGTGGAGCTGTGCTCGAGGCACAGGATTTAGCCCAACAAGGCAATCCGCCCGTCCCTGTTTCTACCAATGTTTCACGTGGAACATCTGCCGCACAAATGCTCAAGGCCCAGCCTACAGCGCCAGCAACCCGTGGTACAAACTTCAACCCACGTATGCCAACGACGCCACAGGTCACTCCCGGCCAGCAGCAGATACCTCTGATGTACCCTGCCATGTTCCCAAATGACCCAATCAGCGCGCTGCTGCAACAACGTCAGGCGCAGGTACAACCACGGCCCCCGGGCATGTAAGGAATAGAAATGGAAATGATTGGACGCCTAGTCGGCACATTGTTCTTGGCCCGTGAGTACGCCCACAGGGCACACTTAAGCGTCACTGGCCCCGGTAGCTTTGCCAAGCATTCTGCGTTGGGTGAGTTCTACACAGGCATCATCGACATCGCTGATAGCATTACCGAGACCTATCAGGGCCGCCACAGTATTATCGAAATCCCTTACCTTCCGATGATTGAGCAAGATGATCCTGTCAAAGCACTGGAAGAGTTGTTGGATGACGTAGAGAAGATTCGCTACGACGCTGTGGACAAGAAAGACACCGCCATTCAGAACCTGATTGACGAGTCAGTCGCTACATTTTTATCTGCGTTATACAAGCTTAAGAACCTCAAATAAGCAGTTGCCATCACCTCAGTCTGGAGAGTCTCCCTCCGTGGTGGCATTCAGGTCCGGGCTCACAAGGCTCGGACCCTTTTTGGCAAACTCTTCGACACGGCGCATCCACATATCTTTGTAGCCGTCAAACTCCCTCCCACATGTGATGAATTCTCTGGTCTCCCCGTTCTGGGCCACCATCATGATTACCCCCTGATCAATTGTGGTGCCATGCGCCACATCATGTGCGCATGCGTAGGCAGCCAACTGAACAAAGTAATCCTCAATCCATTTACGCTCCTTCATCTTGTTGGCCTGTTTAAAGTCAACGATTGAGGGTTTTCCCCTATATACACCAATACAGTCAGAAGTTCCGGCGTACTTGGCGGGGTAGTACAGAGGTATTTCTGCGCCCCAGACTTCCTGTATATGTGGGAAGAATTCTTCAATCAACCGGTAACCCATCCAATAACCTTTGACCGCGAGCCATGTTCTGGGTACGGGTAAATCCCTATTTATCAGGAGTCTCTCAACGACGTTGTGCATGTGCGTGCCTACTGCAGCAGCGTCATTTTTGATTCTGTCCGCTTCTATATGCCCAACTCTCATGGCCCACGCTTCTAAATGTGCTTTGTCTTTCGTCCCAGACAGGATAGTTGTCACACTGGGGACAGCAGGCTGCCCTTCCAAGGTATACGTCCGACCGTTGGGGCCGTCTATACGCTGTAGGCGGGGGTATTTGTAGCGCGGGCGCAATGGAATTAATTGCATCATTTGATCCAGTCCTTTAGGTCTTCGCCAAGCACTTGCGAGGCTATGTTGATTTTGTTTCTAAGCGCTTTGACGATGTGTTCATCAACCGTGTTGGGGCTGATGAAATCAATGTAAGTCACCTTGCTTGTTTGCCCAATCCTGTGGGCTCTGTCTTCTGATTGAAGGCGTACCTCCAAATCAAAATTATTGCTGTAGTAGATGACAGTCTTTGCAGCGGTCAACGTCAAACCGTATCCGCCTGTGCGGGGGTTGCCTACAAAGAAGCGTAGCTCGCTGTCCATGTCTTGAAACTTGGTCACAATTTCTTGCCGCTCCTCGGCCTCTGTATCGCCGTAGTAAGTGGCCACAGAGGTCATGCCGTACTCCTTTTGCAGAGCGGTCTTGATGTTCTCAATATCACGCCTGTAATTGGCCCAGATGATGATCTTGCCGGTGCATTCTTCAATGGTGGACAGTAGCTCATTGACCCTGTTGTTGGGGATATCTACTTGCCTGCCATCGTCGTATTTCACATGGCCACAGCAGATTTGATGCAGGCGCATGATCTGGGTCAAAGCATTGTTGGTAGACATCAAATTTCCATCGACCAAGGCTAACGCCATGAGCTTCATTTGATCGTAGTATTTCTTTTGTTCTGCAGTGAGTTCAATGTCTCTACGCACAAAGACTTTGTCTGGCAAATCCAAGCATTCATCTTTGGTCACGCGGTAGGAAAAGTCACCTAGTTTCTTCTGCAATTCATCCAAGTGCCTATACCCCACAATCTGCTTGAATGTATGCGTGGCCAGCTTGCGTTCAACAAGGACCGCATAGCGTGCTTGGAAGGCATAAAAACTGTGGTAGTTGAGGTTGCCATTGCCTAAGAATTCGCACTGGCTGTAGAGGTCCAGAGGGGACTTAGTGACGGGGGAACCTGTAGCAATTCTCCTGTACCGCGCCTCACGGCCTACCTTGACAATACTCTTGGTGCGCTTAGACGTTGGCGTCTTGATTGTGGTGGACTCATCAATCGCCATGAAGGCATTAGTTACACGTAAAAATGTGCGTGCATATGCACTGCCTTTTTCTGTGCTGAACGCCTCGATATTCATCACCAAAATGCGCAGCGTATCGACTGCATTTAGCATCTTGTCCATCTCTGCTTTCTCCGCTTTTCTCGGCGTAGGAGACCATGCAGCCATGGTGTAGGTGATGTGATCTGGCATGTGCTTTGGCACCTCAGACGTATACCAGTTGCGGTACACACCTTTAGGCGCGACGATCAGCATCGCATTGACCTTACCCTTGTCGTAGAGCATGGCAGCGTTGTTGATGAGCATGAAGCTCTTGCCCGTGCCCATATCAGCGAACAGTGCAACCTCCGGGTCCTCCCAGAAACGCTGTAAATATGCGGCCTGATGGAGGTACGGCTGGTTCTTAAACGGATAGTGTTGCAAAAAATAACTCATTCTTTCTCTCTTTCTTGAAAAAGGGTATTGACAACCCCAAAACATAGTGTACACTATGTGGACGTTTTAAGAAAGGAGAGCGTAAACGTGTCAACTGTATATATCGTTCAAGAGATGCCGAACCATGACCTTGCGGCTGCAATGAAGTTTGGAGAGATGGAGGTACTATTACTTTCAAATACCCAGATCGCATTCAGCACTGTGCCTACGGTTCGCACCCTGCGCAGGAAACTGCGTAACTACAAGGATGGGGACTACCTGTTACTAACTGGAGACCCTGTAGCTATCGGCTTGGCCTGCTCGATAGCTGCTTTCTATAACTCTGGCCGCTACACTGCGTTAAAGTGGGATCGTCGCGAGAAGATCTATATTCCTATTAAAATTGACATCACCGAGAATGGAGAAAGAGATGAGTAATATCAATGATATTTTTGAGCAAGACGCTGGTGCTTTGACTGTTAAAAACGAAGACTTGTCTTCGGTTGGTGCTTTGGCTAAACGGGCCAAGGAACTAGAAGGAGACCTCAAGGAACTAGAAGACACCATGAGCGAGCGCAAGAACCAATTGCGCAAACTACTAGAAGAAACCATTCCTGCAATGCTCCAAGAGCTAGGCATGGCGGACTTCACAATGGCTGACGGTAGCAAGATTACTGTCAAACCCTTCTACAGCGCGAGCATTCCAGAAGAGAAACGCGCTCAAGCATACGAGTGGTTGCGAGACCACGGGTATGACGACATTATCAAGAACACTGTGTCTGTTCGTTTTGGCCGAGGCGAAGACGGACTATGCGACACATTACTGAATCAACTGCGTGAGCAAAACTATCCAGTCGAGCAAGCGCAGAAGATCGAGCCCCAGACCTTGAAAGCTTGGGTTCGCGAGCAGGTGGAACGCGGAAGCGAGTTCCCCACAGAGCTGTTTGGCGTATACGTAGGCCAAAGAGCAACTATCAAATCAGCATGAAAAAAGGAAGCTAAAAATGGCTAAGAACGAAGTTGCAGTAAAAGAAGCCAACACTGCATTGGCATTGGTAAGTGATTTTGAACAAGACGCTAATAGCGGTTTTGAGAGTATGGGTCAGGAAGACTTTGCGCTTCCGTTTCTCAAACTCTTGACCAACACTAGCCCAGAAGTGGGCGAAGTTAAAGGCGCAAATCCCGGCTTCATCATGAACACTGTTACTAGTGAACTCTATGACGGCAAGGAAGGAATCACTGTTATTCCCGTGGCTTATGTGCGTCAGTACATTGAGTGGGCACCACGCGGTTCTGGTGGAAGCGGAGCACCCGTCAACATCTATCCCGCTACGTCAGACATTCTGACACGCACTCACAAAGAGCCCGGTGACAACAAGGACTACTTGGACAACGGTAACTACATTGAAAACACCGCCAATCACTATGTGATGGTCATCAATGACAACGGCGTCCCAGAGCCTGCACTCATCAGTATGAAGTCCACTCAACTAAAAAAGAGCCGCAAGTGGAACAGCATGTTGATGTCCACGAAGTTGATGGGCAAAAGCGGCCCATACACACCTCCGATGTATTCACATACATACCGCCTCACTACACAAGCCGAATCGAACGATAAGGGCAAGTGGTACGGCTGGGAGATCGAGAAAGTCGGTCCTATTGAAGATATGAATCAGTATCAAGCCGCCAAGGCTTTTGCCGCACAAGTTAGTGCTGGTGAAGTCAAGGTCAAGCATGAGAACGAAGGCGCTGCAGGCAGCGCTTCCGCCGCACCGTTCTGATTCTAGGGGGAGGTAATCCCTCCCCCGCCTTCCGATAGAGATATAAGATGACCGATATAACAAAATTCAAGGAGATATTCAGCGGTCTGGATATCGCCTATGGCACGTACAAAATCAAAGCGGAGCGCGGAGATGGAAAACAAGCCGGACAGGCCACGGTGGTTAGGAAGCCGCCAACAGATGACCTCTGGGTCCAACATCTGGAAGGCGTTGAGCCTTCCCTTGGCATTATCCCTATTCGCGCTGATAACAGTTGCATATGGGGCTGCATCGATATTGACCAGTACCCGATCGACCACAAAGGACTCGTCGAAAGAATAGCGGGCTTGAAGCTCCCGCTTGTTGTATTTAGAAGCAAATCAGGAGGAGCACATGTCTTCTTATTTACTAGAACCCCAGTTCCTGCGCGAGATTTCCAGACGTACCTTAAAAATGCTGCGGCGCTCCTCGGTGAAGCGGGCCGTGAAATCTTCCCTAAGCAGGCAGAGATACTTGTCGAGCGTGGGGATACCGGAAACTTCCTCAACCTCCCCTACTTTGGCGGCAATTCCGGCACTCGGTACGCGTTCAACATGGATGGGACATCAGCGACTTTGGAAGAGTTCTATGGACTCTACGAAGCGAATGTCCAAGATTCGCTCGATCAAGTACCAGAGCCTCCGAAGCAAGCAGAGAGTCCCGTCAAAGATGGCCCACCTTGTCTACAGGCTTTATGCGCCCAAGGCTTCCCAGAAGGGACGCGCAACAATGGTCTTTTCAACATTGCTGTCTATCTTAAGAGGGCCACCCCCGGCTCTTGGGAGGACAAGCTGGTGGAGTACAACTTCAAATATGTGGCTCCCCCGTTACCAAACAACGAAGTCCAACTTGTCCTTAAGCAAGCCAACAAAAAGGATTACAACTACAAATGCAAGGACGCGCCGCTTAATGGCTTCTGCAACTCGGGTTTATGCAGGACTAGGAAGTTCGGCATCGGAGCACATTCCCCTGATGCGCCTCAAATAGCGTCCCTATCCAAGTACGCCAGTGAACCACCCCTGTGGTTCTTGGACGTCAACGGCAAGCGCATAGAGATAGAAACCGAAGCGCTATACAACCAAGCAGCATTTCAGAAAGCCTGCCTTGAGAAGATCAACGTAGTTCCACCGACCCTGCGCAAGCAAGATTGGGAGAACCTACTAAATGCTCTGCTCAAGGAGATGGTTGAGACAGAACATATCACGGAAGCATCTGAAGACACCAGCCTTACTGGACGATTCACCGACCTGTTGGAAGAGTTTTGCGCGCATATGCAGCAAGCTATGGTGCGCGACGAAATGCTTATGGGCCGTCCATGGACGGATGACGAAGCAGCGAAGACTTACTTCCGGATGAAGGACCTCGAAGCGCACCTAAAGCGCAACAACTTCGTAGGCCTGTCAGCACCAAAGATGGCCCAACGCCTGCGTGATATGGGCGGAGAACCTATCAGCATGTTCTTGAAGAACCGCACGGTTCGATGCTGGAGCGTGCCTAAGTTCAACAAGCAAGACGCACCATTTGAGACACAAACCAAACGCAACGAGGGGAGCCCTTTCTAATGTTAAAAATTGACGGATACGACCACGCAATCATTGGCCCAGCTTTTATATGGCGCGATCAATCTGTAGTTGGTGTGCTGGTCTACGACGCTGAAAAGATCAGGGACCACTTGATGACTGAAGACGGCATGGAGATGGACGAGGCGCGCGAATATATTGAATTCAATATTGAAGGCGCTTACATGGGTGTCCACACCCCTGTGCTTGTCTGGCCGCATGATCTCTGGGATGAGGAAGAATGAGCCACATCCACAAGGTCTTCGGGCCTCCCGGATCGGGGAAGACCACCTACTTGCTCAACGTCGTTGACAAAGAGCTGGCAGCGGGTGTGTCTTCGCTTGAGATGGGCTACTTCTCTTTTACCAAGAAGGCGGCCAACGAAGCACGCGACAGGGCTATCGTCAAGTTCCCCAACCTAAAAGAGAAAACAGACTTCCCGTTCTTTCGCACCTTGCATAGCCTTGCCTTTCGCTGTATGTCGGTCAAAGCAGACATGATCATGCAACCGGAACACTACAAAGAATTTGCAGAGCAAGCAGGGATTGAATTAAACGTCTCGTTTGAAGAAGAGTCAATTGCAAAAGCAGACAACCCTATCTTGAACGAGATCAACTTAGCGCGAATCAGGGGAATCGATTTGCGAGAGCATTACAACCAAAGCGGCTTGGATATCGAGTGGTATCACTTCGAGTTTGTGGAGCGGTCCTATCGTCATTACAAACGCAGCAAGGATTTGTTGGACTTCACCGATCTGTTGGAAATGGCTGTAGTCGAGCATGAAAGATTACCTAAGCTGGAAGTGTTGATTGTTGACGAAGCACAGGATTTAAGCCGTTTGCAGTGGCTTATGGTTGAAGCCTTGGCCGCGAAGGCGAAACGGGTCTTCCTCGCCGGAGACGACGATCAGGCAGTATTTACTTGGGCCGGTGCAGATGTCAAGAGTTTTCTCTCGTTCCAAGGCAACATAACTGTTCTTGATCAGTCCTACCGCGTTCCATCCACTGTCCACGCACTGGCAAATGCAATCGTGCATCGCATCCGTGAGCGTCAACCAAAGGAATGGAAGGCGCGCGACTTTGAGGGCACTGTCAAGACCTACTACCGGTTTGAAGATGTGCCCATCGATGAAGGCCAATGGCTCATCATGGCTGCAACGAATTACATGCTCAACCCCGTGCATGAATGGTTAAAGAGTCAAGGCATCTTGTTTGAGCGTAGTGGCATTCCTAGCCTGTCTCCAGCAATGATCAAAGCCGTTGTCTACTGGGAGCGCTTGCGCTCAGGCGAAGAAGTAGAAGGCTTGTATGTGAGGGACGTATACAAATATCTCGGTGGTGAGTTCGTGGCCCGAGGACACCGGACATTCAAAGGCGGAGATGACCTGATGCCCTACACGCTAGAGCATTTGAAAGAACACCACGGCCTGCAGACTGATGACATTTGGCACACGGCACTGTCGCGCATCCCAGAAGACAAGCGTGAGTATTTGATTGCTGTGCTTCGTCGCAAAATAAAACTATCGACCGCGGGCCGCATCAAACTATCCACGATCCACGGTGCCAAAGGTGGCGAAGCAGACAACGTCATGCTGATGATGGATTTGTCTCCAAAGTTTGCCAAAGAATATGCAAGCAACGGGGACAACGTCCACAGGCTTTTTTATGTGGGCATCACGCGCGCCAAACAATCATTGCACCTAGTGCTACCAAAATTCCAAGACAAAGGCTTTCGCTTATGAAAACGCTACCCATGTTCCCAACTCAGACAGAATGGGTTCCTCCACAGACTTTTCCAAATCTATCCAACGCTAAGGAGATTGCAATTGACCTCGAAACATGCGACCCCCATATGGAATCTTTTGGACCGGGCTGGCCCCGTAACGATGGTTTTATTGTTGGCTACGCTATCGCCGTTGAGGGATGGTCTGGCTATTACCCTGTGGCCCATCAAGGAGGCGGTAACCTTGATAAACGACTCGTCGAACGATGGATCACGGACGTCCTCAAAACACCAGCGGACAAAATTATGCATAACGCCGCCTACGACCTCGGTTGGCTCAAAGCGTCAGGGTTCGAAGTCTCGGGGACAATCTACGACACCATGTTGGCTGCGCCCCTCCTCGACGAGAATCGTTTTAGTTTTGCCCTCAATTCACTGGGCTTCGATTTCGTACAAGAGGTCAAGTCCGAGCAAGGCCTAAAACAAGCTGCTGCAGACTTCGGTGTGCATCCAAAGAAGGAGCTGTGGAAGCTCCCCGCTATGTACGTGGGCGACTACGCTGAACAAGACGCTGCCCTCACATTAAAACTCTGGCAAGCATTCAAAACAAAGATGCGCATAGAAGATGTTGAATCCATCTTCCAATTGGAGACAGAAGTCTTCCCAGTTCTTTTCAACATGACCTACCGCGGTATCCGGTTCGATCGCAAGAAGTGCGAGCAACTGATCAACCAGCTCATGGCCAGAGAAAAGCAGCTCCACACTGAGCTAAAGAAAATCTGCGGCACCTCCGTCGATATCTGGGCCGCCCAATCCATCGCCATAGCATTTGACAAGCTTGGAATTCAATACGGCAAAACAACCAACGGTCTTCCCAGTTTTACAAAAGGGTTCTTGGATTCCTGTGAGCACCCAGTAGCCAAGATGATTGTGGAAGCGCGCGAGACAAACAAAACGCACAGCACGTTCCTCCAGCCTTACCTAGACTTCAGTGCCAAGACTGGCCGCATCCATCCGCACGTCAACCAGATGCGCTCAGATGATGGTGGCACCGTCACCGGACGTCTGTCCATGGCCAACCCCAATTTGCAGCAAGTTCCTGCCCGCCATGAAGTCATCGGACCCATGGTCCGCTCCCTGTTCCTGCCAGAAGAAGGTGAACTCTGGGCCTCCAACGACTTCAGCTCCCAAGAACCGCGCCTGCTTGTGCACTATGCAAATCTCCTCTCCCTACCCGGGGCCGAGACCATGGTGCAGGCCTATCAGAACGATCCCAACACTGACTTTCACCAGATGGTTGCAGACATGGCTGGAATCAAGCGCAAGGCCGCCAAAACGATTGGCCTAGGGCTGATGTACGGTATGGGCAAAAACAAGCTTGCAGGCCAGCTAGATTTGTCCCTAGACGAGGCTTCTGAGCTCATTGAGCAGTTCCACAAGAACGTGCCATTCCTAAAAGGCACCGTCAACGCCGTTATGAAACGAATTGACCATCCAGCAGCAGGCGGGGCTATCCGGACATTGCTGGGACGCAAATGCCGCTTCCCTCTGTGGGAACCGATGGAGTGGGGAGTCAATAAGGCACTGCCACGCGAGCAAGCAGTCATTGAATATGGCTCAAGGATCAAGCGCGCAGGCACCTACAAGGGGCTAAATCGTCTTATCCAAGGGTCAGCCGCAGACCAGACCAAAGCAGCCATGGTGGCCTTGCACAAAGCAGGCTACAAGCCTATCTTGCAAGTGCATGATGAGCTGGCGCTCAGTGTCAAGAACAGGGAAGAAGCGGAGGCTGCAGCAGAGATCATGGCCAACGCAGCACGCCTAGAGGTGCCCAGTCGTTGTGACGTGGAAGTTGGACCGAGCTGGGGTGAAGCGAAGTAAAAGAAAGGGCCCCGCGAGGGGCCCTATTAACATCCAGAGGAAATCATCAAGGAAACAGTTTGGATTTTATACGCTGCCACAGACTTGGCAAGGGTTTGACGTCCTCAAACAGGTCTAATTGTGTTAATTTGAATAGGTATTCACCCTTACCCCGCCCAGCAATGATCTCCGCATGCAACTGATGGTGGGCAGCTAAATACAAAGCAGCACGGCGGGTGATGGATATCGGCATCTTGGTCAGCTTGGCCAACTCACTGGTCTTGGCCTGATAACCGTTTTTCCGCAAAGCATCCAAAACCTTCTTCCTCGCCTGTGGTCCGGTGATGGTGAATTTGTTCATCGCTCAACCCCTTCTAGCCGGTCAGAAATGAGCTTGGCATACCCAGCAATATCCACCCAGTGATCCACAACGTCAGGATTGCCGTTGACGATGCGGCCAATCTTGTGGACGATCATCTCCAGCGCTTCCCACTGGTCATCAGCAAAGGTTTTCTCATGCTTTTGTGCATGCTCAGCCATCTGGCGCTTAATTCCCTGCATCAGGGCAGCGCCGTCTTTAAATTTGCCGTAGCTCAGGGCCCTTGTGTCAAGGGTTGCGTCCACGCTCGTTGGCTCATTGACCTCTTTAACAATCTTTTGCCAAGAAGACAGGGACGGCACGGGGATTGGTTCGGGCAAAACAAGCTCCGCAAACGCTTTCTTTCGGACCTTGTAGACCACAGGCAGGGATGCCTTGAACTTGGTGGCCACAGAACGCGCCTTGGCTGTTGGGTGCTCCATGAAATAAGCCATGATTTTTTCAGTCTTTGTCATATGATTTCTTCCTTTTTGATGATGGGACGTGCCCTGTGATGACGGATTTCGTTATGCACGATATCTATCGCTTTCTCCAACTCTGCTACAGTGCAGGCTTCTAATTGGGCATCATGAATTTCCATGCCCAAATTCAATGAGGTGAGCTCGGGTCCACGCAGAATAAACTTGCCAGTCTCCACTCCTCTGCTTCCCACGGCAAAGAGAGCGTCCTGCGCGGCCCGAATCTCATCCCTCCAATCGTCTCCAATCCGCATACGAATCAGCGCTTCCGCCATATTCATTGCAGCGATCAAGACGTCTAAATCTCTACGCTCTGCCAAGCCTCTGCGGGCCCTATCTAATGCATCATGGTTCATGATCATTAGTGTTGTACCGGAACTTAAGTCGCCAACCGTCTTCATCCCAGAAATGACGTGGGACATCGGATCACGGATCACGCCTTTAGGCCGGTACTTTGAGCGCTTTCTCATAACGGTGCATCAGGCAATTTATTGCGCTGTTGTTGCTGGTATTGTTTTTCCTGTGCCTTGGACCAAGGGACAGGACCGCTAGGGGGTGGAAAGGGCCATGTCATGTGTTGCGCTCCTTCAATGCTTGTTCGATGGCTCTAGCAAATGCTATCTGTCCGTCAGGCATAGACCCGCCACGGTGTGTTTTCAAAGTCTCTGTATAAATATCTAGGATTGTTGTTGTGTGTAGGCCAACCCAAGGCCGTCTGTAGTCTTGGATGTCATCGTCATCATCTACTCTGCGGTGTGGCACTGATATGCCTATTGGTCTAGTCATGTGTTCTTCTCCAACTTAGCCAGTCGGTCACCCAACTCGCGTATCAGCATCTGAGCCACGTCTAGTTCTTGCATAAGCTGCTCCCTAGTCGGGCGCTTGATTCCTCGGATAGATTCCTGTTTAGCCTTGCTCTCACGCTCCACACGGTTGAATTCTTCCCACTCTTCTGGTGTTGCTTCAGTCATCATTACGTTCCAATCTTGCTTTCTGCGCAGCCTCCAAAGAGGTGTAACGCTTGGTATTGCTCTTCAATAGATAAATACCATCCAAAGACTTTTGTATCTCATCTATCACCTCCCCATCAGGGGCTTCCAGCACCCACATCTGCAGGGTCCACTCCTTCCAAACAGATCGTTTCATCTATCCTCCCCCGCTGCCCAAATCACCATAAGTAATATTGCTATGCCAATTACTAAGAAGAAACCAAGACCCAGCAGCGCCGAGATCATGGCTATGTTGTGTACCGCTTCCATGGACTATCTCCTTTACTAGTTCGTCCTTTAAACGCTGGTTCTCAATGACCAGCTCCCTCCAAGCTTTTAACGCAATCTTGGTGTCCTCGTCCATCAGTGCTTGCCTTCACCG